CTGGTCATATCAGCTGGTGGCATCGGTCCTGGCATACCACCTGGTGCCATAGCAGGAGCACCGCTCATACCCATTGGAGCTGCAACTTGTTCGCCTGCTAATGCACGAGCTGCATCGTCGGCAGTGCCTCTGGCCGCGCTTAATTGTTGAGTCATATTGGCTAAAAGTGGCTCTACTGAACCTTTAAATGTTTCAGCTTGCTCCATACCAATTTGGTCACGGATAGTGTCTAGTAAAGCAGGCATCTGTTCGTTTTGCATTTTGCTTACTTCTTCTAGCATGTCTTGAATACTATCAACCATGTCCTTGGCAGCTAAAATAGCTTGGCTCTTGCCCATTTCGCTTTCCATGACTAATTGTTGTCTATTTTCAACCATCCAGTGATGTAGGCCTTCACGAACCATTAGCAGTTCCATATACTTAGGATTTTTTTCTGCTACATGAACTCCATGACTGTGCTTGATTTTTTCAAGATTTTCAGTTAAACCTTGAGCTAGCACATAAGCTTTAGGAAAGTTTAAGTTGTCATAATCGATCTTGACGCCAAAGCGGCTTTCCATTACTTTGTTGATTTTTTTTGCGGAAGGCTTAACGCCCATTTCATTTAATCTCATAGTGGTGTGTTCCCAAATTTTAAGTATTTAGCCAAAATTAAAGTTTTTTTCAAAATGTTTGAAACAGATCGGCGCTGCATTCGTGCATCAGCACATCTATTTAAGGCAGTTTCCACTTTGAACTTGTTTTTAGTGTGCCTAATAGTGTGCTCATAAAAATCTATATCTCTATCGAATTTTCCCAGCTGTCTGTCTAGTTCTAGTAGTTCTGCTGCTGCATTATAATTTTTCATGGCTTTTAGGCAGTATAGTATAGCATTAATTTTGGATGTAAAATTATGTATAACTTTCCCATCTTGCTGTTCAACTGCCCAACAGCTAGAGTGCCTACCTTTAATATGGTATGGACCCACTAAAAACCCGTAGCTACCAACAGGTATAACTACGGGTTCATTGACATATGTTCTAAGTTGTTTATTTGTCCATTCTTTTATGTATTTTATGCCTACTGTTGCAAATGTCGCTTGTGCCTGACTAAACTCCAATTTTTTGTTTGTAGTAGATTTTGCCATCTTCGTTTTTTCTAAATAAAACATCCTTGATTACTAAATGATTTGCAACGGTTAATTGTCTAGGTGATAAATCTTCTCTAGCTATTTTCTCTGTGCCTTCAAATTTCCCTAATACATCAGCTTCTTCGTTAGTGATTGATAATCTTATTTTATTTACAAGTTCTACTATCTTCATTTTTATTTTAGAATAAGTTGTACCATGACCATAATTAAGCCAGTAAGCATTGCTACGCCAAATGCTGTACCTACAGTAACCAACTGCCCGCTACTTTTACTTGTAGCCTCAGCTGCCGATTCTGATATTTTCGTACGTATGATTACAATATGTTCTTCCATTGTGTGCATACGTTCTTCTAATCTATCTAATTTATCTTCCAAAGCCTTATATCTTTCAGCACATAAATCCACATGCGCTTCAAGGCTTGCTCTTTCACTTGCTGCCATTTTATCATTCCAATTGGGTTAGAGGGTTCTGTACTGTTGCCTAGATTGTGTGCCATGAACGAGGTGCCTTAATGATGCCTGTGTTTAAACAGTATTTAAGTTAATTCTACCTTTTATAAAATATATGTTTTTTATTGCGCCAAAAGGATAAAATATTGGTAACATAAATCTAGCTGTTTCTTGTAAACCACATATAATAGGAACTCTACTAAATGCTTCATCTAATGCACCTACTTGATCCCCATCCTTTAGAAACACATCTTCATATTCTACACCAAAACTAAAAATCCAACAGCGTTGATTACCAAAATATATATCTGGGAAGTATGATGTTTCATCTACTTCTAAATCTCTCACATATGGGCCATCAATGTATTGCGGCTGAGCTTTAATACCTATGCATTGCAGCACAGTTTCCCAATTGCGTTGTTGATTTCTTTTGAGTTTGTTTTCGTTGATATGCCTTATTACGCCTGTTGCGGTTATATCAACTAGTGTTACGCCGGTGTAAAAATACATACAGATATTTATAGAATAAAAAAGGCAGAATTATGTCTGCCTTTGTTTTTTTTGTTTTATTAGTTATTAACTAACAACAAAACTTGTACCATCTGTGACTGTTGCACTGCCTAGGTTCACAGAACCTTTTTTAGTTCCAATTGCCTGGATTGCAGTTTGTAATACGCTTGCAGCTGGTGCATTCACACCGTCGCAGCATAGACTAATTACACCTGATGTTGCATGTGCAAAATATGCCAACACTGGTGGGAACACCTGAATAATTGCTTCAAATGCTTCGTTGGCTGCGTCATCTTCTGCACTCAAATTGACGCCTGCTGCTACAACATAAAACACTACACTTTGTCCTACTTCGGTGTGTACAATACCATTCAATACACCTGTTAAACCTGCATAATTGTAGCCTGCGCTACGATCAAGACCAATTGCCATTTTGTTTCTCCTAAAATTTTGCTTTCGCTAACAATATTTATGGCGGTCATAAAAAAAAGCAGCCTCGGCTGCTTTTTTTATTAGTATAAGATCAATTAAGCAATCTTGATACCGCTTGAGGTTGTTACTACTGCTAGTGCAGGGAACACATTACCGTATGCACCAATGTTGGCACCTGGGGTGCCGTCGTGGCTCAATGTACGGATAACAGTTTGCATGTCTGATGCACTCCAGCCACTACGCTCGGCGATAACACTGAGTTGTGCAGTTGCACCATTAGCATCAACTTGATATGCTAAAACAGTTGCGTTTGAACTAATAGTTTTTAATAGTGTGTGAACTGCTGGATCTAAACCTGCACCACTTGGTCCTTTTAGTTCATTTGCTAGGTTAGCTGTAACACCTAGTGTGGTAATCTTAAAAGCCTGAATTGGGCTGTTGATACCAGTGTTGATAATTACGGCGTTTGCATTTTTACTTGTACCGTCACCTACATTGGTTACGATTTGACTGTCGCCGCTTACTCTTGTTACTCCAATTGCCATGTTATTTCTCCTTAAACATTTGCGTCGTTAGCGCATGCAAATATTTATGCAGGTTTGGAAAAAATCACAATCTTCCTTGCACATTTGCAGTAGAAAATACACCACGATTTACCAGTTTGATAAAGCCGCTGGGTGTATTAATCACAAAACCCTCACCTTTGGGTACATCGCCCACATACTGCTCTACGCCGCCAACTTGTGGCTCTAACTGCTGTAGTATTGCTAATTTTAGGTTATAAATTGCCACATAGGCTGTGTCCATGGCTTCCATTATTGGACGATTTTCTTCTGCCGCTACAAGTTTGAATTGTGGTGCAGTAAGATTGTTTTGCAGCCAGTTGGCATCAACTGCTTGTCCTGTGTATTTTCTATTATAATAAGTTTGTAGTTTGCTTACTGTAGATTGAGTTAGACTACCTAAAAAAGAATCTCCGTTTGATGCTGCAAAATTTTGCACTGCTGCTCTAGCTGCTCGAGTCTGTTGGACAGGTTCTTTTAACCTAAATTTATTACCCATATTGCCTGTTAATATGGTAATATTTTGATTAGTGCCGCCAAGACCACCAAGTCCTTGTAGTGATGTTTTATTCTGTAATTCAGTGCCTTTACTGGTTTTTTCTACATCAGTGCCGTAAGTATGTACTGCTAAACCAAAAGGTCTTCCTTTGATTTCTCGACCAACTTGGCTATTAGATTTTACTTTATAGGTAACACCATATGGATTAGCCTGAAATACAAAATAACTTTGTTGTTCAGGAACTGGTTCGGTCCACATAACATCGCCTTGTACAAATCCTTGAAAGTTTCCAGGTACTATACTGGCCACTGCATCAAACATACTAGCTAATTTCTGTCCAACATCCATGTTTTTTCCTTGCTGGGCAAAAAAGTTTAATAATTCTGTACTAGATGTTACCTGGCCGCCAGGAATGCCTATGTATTCTTTGTAGTTCATTGTGAATATCCCATCGGCGGGTCTACGTCCAAATATGATTGCCGGACTTCCGTCCCATTTGATGCTGACGATTGAAGGATTTGAAACTGCAGATAGCATGCCCGCAATAGCGTCCGATGCTGCTTGACTACCATTGAGAATAAAATCCTCCGGGTGCGGTGTGCGTATGCCTTCGGTAATTGTGGTTATGAATTCTAATAGCATTATACAATCTTGTTTGCTGTTTCTCTAAACCAAGCTGCTGTACCTGGCATAGGCGCTGCTTCGGGCAACTGAATATCGCTCTTGGCCAGTGTTTCCCTGGCTGCTGCTACCAGCTGATTGTAATTGGGCCTTTTACTAACTGCATCTAGTATGTCATCGGCTGTGTTTAATTTCGCAACAGGAATTCCTGTCAGCTTGCTGATAGTGGCAGGATTTTTGCCGTTTTCTATTGTGGTATTTGTAGCACGATCAACCAACCCATGTTTGTAACTGTATTTCAATCCTGGATGTAGTACGCTAACAATACTTGCTAACAATATAGCTCGACTCTCTCCGGTAAACTGGCTACCTTCTCTTCCGCCACGCATGGCAAATTGTTGCCAAACT